TCGGGACTTTACACCTACAAGGTGTACGGCCAAAACTCAGAGGACAACACCGACCCCGAAGACTCGAGCGTCGTGGGGGTCTGTGAGATAGGTACGGTCAAATTAAGTGATGAGGCCGCATGGACCATCCCCACGGTTACAATTCCCGATAACGTAATATATTACGAGTGACATGGAACTACTCAAACTCAAAGAATACCAAGAGCGGTCATACGCCGAGCGGCCATCTAACCAAGGGTGGGTGTTTTACGGCGACGATAACCTCTTCCCTCAATACTTGATTGACCTGTATAAGAGCAGCGCCACACACAACGCTCTCTGCACGTCAATCGCGTATATGATTTTTGGCGACGGCGTACAGGCTGACACCCTCGAAGCGCGTCTAAAAATTGAGGAGTGGGGCTTGCAAGATGAAGTTCGCAAGGCTTGCCTAGACCTTAAGATACAAGGCGGGTTCGCGCTTGAGGTGGTGTACTCCATCGACCGCACGACTATCTCCAAGGTGCGTCACTGCCCCTTTGAGAATGTACGAACGGCAGAGGTAAACGAAGACGAGAAGATAGACTTCTTGTACTACTCTAAGGACTGGAGCGACAAGCGCGAAGAACCGCAGCTCGTAAAGACCTTTGACCCTGAGCAGAGTGTAGAGCACCCCGTACAGATTCTGTACGTCAAGCCCTTCTCGCCGGGTTCGTACTACTACCCCAAGCCCGACTACATCGGCTCTATTGATTACATCGAGCTGGATAAGGAAATCGGGAAGTACCATATTAACAACATCAAGAACGGCCTCGCTCCGTCCTTTACAATCCACTTTAAGAACGGGGTCCCAGCACAGGAGGAGCGCCGCCGTATTCGTAACGACATCGAGCGCCAACTGGCCGGGGCCACCAATGCCGGTAAGTTCATTGTGACCTACTCAGACAGCCCCGACAGAAAGCCCGACTTTGAGCCGTTCCCCCTTTCCGATGCCGACAAGCAATACCAATTTCTTTCTACGGAGGTGTCCGACAAAATCATGGTTGGTCACCGCGTGGTGTCTTCGGCTATGTTTGGCGTTAAGACAGCGGGCCAACTCGGAAACACCCAAGAGTTAGAGATTGCCTCTGAGCTCTTCGACCGCCAAGTCATCAAGCCCTACCAACGCATCGTAAAAGACGCCCTCTCAAGCATCTTTATCGCCGCAGGTACCCCAACGGTTGTAAGCGTGGAAGAAGTGCCTCCTATGGAGCCCGAAGTGGCTACAGAACTGAGCGAGGACTTCCCCCGCCCCAAGGTAGAGGCCGCCGACTGGCTTGTTAAACAAGGCGAAGAGATGGGAGAGGACTGGGAACTCATCGACGAGAGAGACTTTGACGAGAACACCGAGGAGTTGCAAGATGCGCAGTGGCACTTCGCCCGCGTGCCAAGTTCAAAGCCCCAAGCCAAGTCAGAGCTTGATAACGATATTGTAAAAATCCGCTACGCCTACGATGGCCCTATTGCAGAAAATAGCCGAGAGTTCTGCAAGAAGATGATGAGCGCGAACCGCGTGTACCGCCGGGAGGACATTGTAGGAGCTAATTGGCCCGCCTCTTTGGGTGGTGCCTCGGCTCGTGCAGTGAACCCCGGATTCGGTCCAAATGGCACAGACACCTACGACTTGCTTCTCTACAAAGGCGGTCCGAACTGCCGTCACCGTTGGGTGCGCCGCACGTACTTGAAGCGCAACAACAAGCGCGTAAGCGTCAACCGCGCCCGAGATATTATTAACCGACTGCCGGAGGACGTGCGACGGGCCAACCAACTCCCCACGCAGGACCCCCGTATCTCTCAAATCCCGGCAGCAATGCCAAACAACGGCTACCTAAACCCTCGATAAATGGCACTCACCGCAGAAGTTCTCTTTGTCAACCCGGACTACATGAAGCGCATCACCCAGCTCAACGGCGGGGTAGAGGATGCGGTCATGGTCCCGGCTATCATCCTTGCACAAGACAAGTACATCCAACAGTATCTCGGTACCGACCTCTTAGAGAAGCTCAAGAGCGACATCTCAGGCTCGGGCGTTACCGGAGATTATGAGACCCTCTTGGACGACTATGTACGTAAGGCAACGGTGTGGTGGAGTATGGTGGAAATGCTGCCCAACCTCTACGTAAAGCTTGACAACGGGGGCCTCGTTATTCGCAGCGCAGAGAATACGTCACCTATTGGAGAGGACGACCTACACCGAGAGATTGAGAACGCACGACAGAACGCGCAGTTCTACACTACGCGCCTCGTAGAGTACCTCTGTAACAACTCTTCTCTCTTCCCTGAGTACAAGAGCAACAACGGCCCCGATATGAGCCCAGAGACGCAGGTGTATTATCAGAACGGCATGACCATCTCGGGCGGGTACGACCGTTTAGACCCTGACTTTGCACGCAAAATCTTTTACGATTGACACGTCAAGAGAATATTGTGCTCTTGCAGGCGTGGCTCAGTAAAGAAAAGCCCAAACCCCAAAAGCCAAAGCCGTGAGATATTTCGCACTTCTCCTTTTCCTTGTTTCCTCCGTTGCCCTTGGTCAGGTCTGCGGCGCCGAATGTGCCCACGTAGACCACGACTTTGAAGACTGGCTACAACTGCGAAGGTCCGGCAACAGGAACTCTGACTACTTTGTTAAGTACCTACCTATCTCGTTCCACTCTTACAACGGGGCGATAACAGCAGAGCAAGCCGACTCTGCTTTTGTGCTTTTGCAAGAGCAGATGTTAGGGACTGGCCTCGTGCCTTGTCGCGCCGAGGGCAACTTCTTTCACGATTGGAGCAACCTACCAACAGAGGACCCGGTGTACGACAACCCTCTCTACTTTCAAGCCATGCAAGCCGTAGACCTTGCAGGTACCTCTCCGGTAGATGTTTGCAACGTTCACGTCTTTGAAAGCCTCGGAGCAGGCATAGCCGGGTTCTCGTGGATTAACCAAAACCCTCTCACCCGACCTTGGGACGGCATCTACCTCAGAGCGGCCAGCGCCACCACCTCTACGATAACGCACGAGATGGGCCACTACTGCGGCCTCTTCCACACCTTTAACGGGGGGCAATGTGGCGCCGTAGAAGCCGACTGTGAGAGCGAAGGAGATAGGGTGTGCGATACCCCGCCAACCTTTATCAATTACTCGTGTGACAACCCCTCTTGTGAGGCGGCAGACTACACGAACCACATGGACTACACGCCCAACACGTGCCGCGACCACTTTACAACGGGGCAGGTGCTGCGTATGCACGCTATTCTGAACAACGGATACCGAGCAAGTGTGTGGCAGTCGGGGGAATGTACAGACCCCAACTTCTTGGACGTGCAGATACTTTCCGTCCGTAACGAGCGCAGGTGCGACGACATCTTCGTCCCTGTGGTTAAGGTTGCCAACTTCTCAGCCATTGACGCCGAGAGCGCACAGGTAACGGTGAACCTCAACGGGCAGACGTATGAAAGGTTTGTAGATGTTCCCGCCATGACCATCGTATCTATTGAGGGAGACGAGATGACGGTCCCGTATGACGGCGACTACATCGGCGAGGCTGTGGTGCTTGTGGTGGCCGATGCTAACCCAGACAACAACGTAAGCACCTTCCAATACAGCCCGCGCCCCTTGGCTACGTTTAACGTCGTTATTCAGCACGACGCATGGCCTGAGTCTGAGCAGTGGAAACTGTACAAAGAGGGGCAAGCAAGCTCCTTCTATACGGGTCAGCAGTGGTATGCCGCCGGGGGTTCTAATACAAACCAACTGTACGACACCTTCGACAATGGTATGACGTACGAGCCCTACTTCACGCGCGACGAAGTTTGCCTCTCGGAGGGTTGTTACGGCGGATGGTTTAGGCACCACGGGTATGCGTCAACTCAGGAGCTGTACGCCAACACCAACCCCGCTTATGAGGGCCTCGTGTGCGGCGTAGATGTCTATGTAGAAAAAGGGTTGGACGTAGACACGCTCTACTCTTATCACATGACCGCGTTCTCTGACTCGTGCGGGCTTAATATCTTATGTGAGGAAGACAATTTTGAGCACATGATTGGCGACATCGGAGGCCCCTCTTACGCATGGGAGTACGACTTGTGTGTTGAGGCTCGATATGAAGACCTTGTAGATAACGAGGAAAACCAAAACCCGTGTATCGGCGACTTCAACGGCGACGGGCAGCGCCAACTTAACGACCTCCTTTTGATTTGCGGAGAGCTCGGGCAGGCTGGCCCCGCGTGCGTGTGCGATACCGACGGGGATATGGTGGTAGATATTATGGACTTCGCCAACTTCTTGCAGGTTTACGGCTTGGACTGCGAAGGCAACGAGATGCCCCCACCCACCCTGCGCCAAGTAGAGGAGATGGGGTTTGAGGCAAGCTACATCGACATGAATGGTAGAGAGGTTGCACCACAAGCGCAAGGTATTTATCTTATGCGCATCGTCACCCCTCAAGGACTAACACTATATACCAAGGTTTTGAGATGAATTACGACGTGCTTTCTACTTTAATCCCTTCAATATTTGCCGCTGTAGGTGTGTGGGTTACTCTCAATCAAGAGGTAGCCAAACTCAAAGGCCGCGTGTATAGGTTGGAGAGCGACCAGAGCGAACTAAAGGCGATGCTCAAAGAGTGCGTGGAAGGTATCCACGAGCTCAAGGTCTTACTTGCTAAAAAGGGCATGTGAATGTACAAGTGGTTCAAGCTATCTGAGTTTGACAGCCCCGACCGCCCCGGCTCGGGTGAGCTCATGGAGCCCGCCGTAGTTCAAGCCCTCGACATCGCACGCGACATATACGGATTTCCGATGGTAATTACCTCGGGCTTCCGCACGGTGGAACACAACAAGAAGGTGGGCGGCTCGCGTCAGTCTAGCCACCTTCTCGGATATGCAGCGGACATAGCTGTGCCCAACTCAGAGCGCCGATTCCTTTTGGTGGAAGCTCTCTTGGATGCCGGGTTTCATCGCTTAGGCTTAGGCCCTGACTTCGTACACGTAGACCTCGACCCTAACAAGCCCGCGAACTCTTTGTTCGTATATCTCTAATTCATGGAACTAACACGCAAAGCCCGCACCGTCCACGCCGTCGATTGTAACGTCGAGAAGCGTGGAGGGGAGCAACACTTCCTCTTCATTTCAGATATCCACTACGACTCTACGAAGTGCGACCGGGAAAGGTTACACCGACACCTCGACGAGGCGCGTGAGCTGGGAGCGGGGGTGTTCATCTTTGGAGACCTCTTCGACCTTATGCAGGGCAAGTGGGACCCCCGCGGTAATTACTCTGAGCTACGCCCTGAGTACAAGTCGTGTGTGTACGTTGACGAGGTTATTCACGACGTAGGCAGCAAGCTCTCCAAGTACGCGGACGTTATCAAGTTTATCTCCAAGGGCAACCACGAGACGAACATCGAGAAGAGGATGATGGTCTCACCTATTGACCGCGTAGCGCAAATCATTAACGCGGCAGGGGGTCACGTAGAGGTAGGAGGGTACGCCGGGTGGCTTGTCATGCAGGCAAACCGTAACGGCTCTTCGGCGCAACGCTTCAACGTACACTACCACCACGGGTACGGGGGAGGCGCCAAGCGTTCCAAAGGCATCCTCGGAGCTGACATCGACCAAAAGGACTTCCCCGACGCAGATATTATCGTGCGGGGCCACGACCACCAAAAGTGGCACCTACCCGTGACGGTGGACCGCATCACCCAAAACATGAATTTGACCCAGAGAACTGTCCACCACCTACGCCTCGGCTCTTACAAGAAGCTCGGAGACAGGTGGGCAGGGTGGGCCGTGGAAAAGAACTTTTCTACACCGCGCCTTGGGGGTTGGTTTGCCACGGTCAAAGAACGCTCAGACGAGTATGTATGGACAATAAGAGAGGCAACTTGAACCCGTGGCTTAGGTTGCTGGGTGGCTTGGACGTCACGCAGGTATTTAAGACCAAAGGAGACCTCAAAAGATGGAGCGCGAAGAGAACCATTGGAGGTGCAATTGTTGCCGAGGCTCTTTGGCAGATTCATGAGTATGGCCTATCTTGGGAGGGCATCGTTCTAACAGGCGTTGGCATAGCGCCGTTATGCCTCTCGTTTATTGAGAGGCAGGGTTAGTGTTTCATTCAACAGGTAGAAAGGGTCTCTCGAAACGTCGAGGGCCCTTTTTTTTTGCACCTCTGTATCCCGCGCAAACACTAGCAACAAGAAAAAAAATGAAACTTTTTTCTCAGGAATGCTTGGAGAATGAAAAGTTTGTCCTATCTTTGGGACATGAACGAAACAAACACACCCACAATGGACAACGTGCCCACTACTTACGGAGAGATGTACCAACAGGGGAACCAGTTCTACGTTTACCACTTTGAGAAAAAACAACTGGTTCAAATCATTGACACAAGAACTACTAAGACCGGCCGAGTGTCGGCTAAATTTGAAAACTGCGCAACCGGCAAAGCATGGTGGGAGCCCGCGAAAATGTCGGGCACTGATTGCGTCGAATGCCCTATTGGTCCCGGATATGTAACAAAGGATTGGGTCTACGAAGGCAAACGCTAACAACAAACCCCCAACACCATGACGAAAAAATACTACCGCCCGACCGCAGATGAACAGAAATTCGTCGCGGGTATTGCTTGCTTTCAACGACTTTTCGATAAAGAGGTTGAACGATTGACAACACAAACCCCTAACACGATGAAAGCAAAAAGCACCAAAGGCAAAGACCTCGCGTGGGACATTGCCACCCGCCTCCGGGCAAACCAATTCAAGGACATGACGCTCGGAGAGATTGACGACTTCCGCGCAGAGATGGCTAAGTTTCTCGACCTTAAAAAAGAATGGTGATGCTTAAACCCAACGGAATTTCCCACACGGTCTACCCAGACCAACCCGCCGAAGACTTCAACGAGTGGACCGCCAACTTCACCCGACAAGAGGTTGCCCGCGACGCGGACGAGTTCAAGCGTAAGTTCGACTCGTTGTGGGCCGACTTCAAGAACAGTATCACAGTATGAACACTTACGAGGTCATATACATCCTTGGCTTCGACCACGACGACTGGGACAAGCTCACAGTGACCGCCCGCGACGAAGCAGAGGCCAAGAAGAAAGCAATGGACAAGGTGCCTCCCGGGTGCCGCGTCAAGAAGATAAAACCAATTCAAACCCATAACACAATGGACCAAACCAAAATCCAAAGCGTGACCCCACAGGGCACGTTTGAACACAACGGAAAGACCTTCCACAAGTTCGACGTCATCCTCGACAACGGCATGGTAGGCGAAGTAAACGCCATGACACCTGACAAGTGGAAGGTGGGCGACGAGGCAGTCGTTAAGGAACACCAACAAACCAAGTGGGGACCACGCCTCAAACTTGACAAGCCCGGCTTCCAGCAAGGCGCAGGGGCAGCCAAGGTAGGAAGCAACAGCGACGTAAAAGGCATCGTGGCAAGCTGGGCAGTAGGATGCGCCATGCAAGCCGCAGGAGACCCCACACAGGAGGGATACGACTCTATCCTTATGCAGCTCGCCCGGCTCGCTCTGAAGGCTCGCAGTGTCATCAAAGAAGAGGTCGAGGTGTGATGTGGCAAACCGGAGAACCCAACGAAGAGGGATGGTACCTCTGCGCTTGGGAGATGGGAGACGGCTACGTGTACAGCGTAGGCAAGTGGAACGGGGGAGAATGGTTTGCAAGTATGCGGGCCACCCCCCACACTTGGACCGAGATAGACTCTCCCACAAAACAGAATGAAACTATTGAAAACCTTTACAAATACGCACAATGAAAAACGAAAGAACAACGTGGACAAAGCAACAGCTCCGCACCTTGAAAACAAGATTTAGAGACGGCATTACAGATGAGATGATTGCCCGAGAACTGGGCAGAACTTCAAACGCAATTCAGCAAAAGCGCGTCGAGAATAACCTTATGCGCAAGCGGGGCTCACAGCATAAGCTCGTGCAAGGCAAGTATACACGCAAGACAAGCAGCGTGAAGGAAATTAGCTTGCTGTGGGGCCTTATCAAATACACCAAGCAATGAGAGACTTCATAAAGAAGCACTACGGCACACAGAAAGAGTGCGCCGCCCAGCTCGGGGTAACAGAGCAGACGGTGGGCAACTGGCTACGGTATAACCCTCGGGGCATCCTCAAGCACTCCAAGCAAATCGTGGAGGAGAAGAACACCACCTACCTACAACTACACGGAGAAGTAGAGTACCGGGAGCACGAGCTTAAGGAGCTCGAACCAATACGGGAAACATGAAAAAAAGGGGAGGTGTATTGCCTCCCCCTATATTCACCACATGGAGAGAACGTTTAAGGGCGTATGGATAGCCGCAGAGATTTGGTTGGACAAAGACCTGACCTTGGTGGAGAAAGCCTTGCTCGCTGAGATAGACAGCTTCACGGGCAACGGCAAGAGCTTTATGAAGTCGAACGACACCATACAAGTCGAGTACGGCATCTCGCGCAACACGATAGGAAGAAGCCTCCGCAAGCTGGCAGAGCGTGGGTTTGTAGAGGTAACTTTCAATGGCAGAGTAAGATGCGTCACTACTCGTGCAGGCAGCATCCCCAAAACGGGGAGGCAGAGTACCCAAAATGGGGAGGCAGCATCCCCAAATGATACCTCTACTAATACAAGTAAAAGAACAACTTACAATACAATAAAAGAGAAGGGGGTGGTGTTGCCTTTTGAGTCTAAGGAATTTGCAGAGGCGTGGGATGTGTGGAAGCAAGAGCGCAAAGAACGAGGGACTAAGAGGTACACCCAGCGCGGCGAGCAAGCCGCCCTCCACAAATTGCAGAACGATTCACAAGGGGACGAGGCCACAGCCGTCCAGATGATACACCAAAGCATCGCCAACGGATGGCAAGGTATCTTCCCCCTCAAAAACCAAAAGAATGAAACCAAGCGACTTGGCCCGCATGACGGCTCTTTCCTTGCAGAACATCTCCGACGCCTCGCGGCTGACTCCGGAGAAAGCATGGAGTAACGGCACAAACGTACTTGTAGCGTACCGAGAGGCACCCGCCAAAACAGAGGCGGCACTCATCATCATGCTCAAAGAGACCCTGCAGTATCTCGACTACAACAAGAGTATAACAGCAGACAGGGACGTCCTCGACGCCGTACACCACCTGCGGGATACTTTCCCGGCCATGAAGCTCGAAGAGTGGGCCATCATCATGCACCGCCTCAAGACGGGCGAATACCGCCCCGGATATGAGCGTTTGAAACTTCCCGAACTTGTCGATATATTTCAGCAGTACGAAGGAGAGAGAGCAGCCGTAAGAGAAGGCAACTGGAACGAGCTCAAGAAGCACGCACCCACCCGCCTCTCAGACGACCAGCTCGACAGCCTGTACGCCAACTACAAGAAGAGACGTGAAGAGGAAACCAAAGAACTCCAAAAGGGGGCAGACATCAAGCGGGTCCCGGTCAAGAACGGGCGGTGGGAGCACATCCCGTACCCGAACTCCGAACCGGAGCGCGATGGTGAAGAAGGTGGACACGGTGTTCAGTCAGTACATCCGCCTTCGGGCGAGTGACGACAGAGGGTATGGAGAGTGTTACACCTGCGGCTCCGTGCGACATTGGACCGAAGTAGACGCCGGCCACTTCATGAGCCGGGCGTGTATGTCTACGCGATGGGAAGAGAAGAATGTCGCTTTTCAATGCAAACGCTGCAACGGCTTCCGGTCGGGTGAGCAGTACCTCTTCGCCCAGCACCTCGACAGGGAGCACGGAGAGGGAACAGCCGAAGCCCTGCATATAGCCTCAAAGAAAACGCGCAAGTTTTCCCGCGACGAACTCGAAGCCTTATACCACCACTACAAGCGAAAAGTCGATGAGCTCAAGAGCACGAAGGGACTTTGATGCTTGGTTCGTAAAGAATTACGGAGACCTCGCCAACGTAGCGCGGCGCCTCCATCGCGATTCTGACGACCTCTTGCACCATACATACGTCTCGTGCGTGCTGGCCCTGCGTAAGAATGAGAACATACTCGACAACCTCCCCGGCTACGTCCACACCTCTATGTGGAACCTCAGCACCGGGACCTTCCGCAAGCTGTACAAGATAACCGACGCCCCCGACTACGAGCACGTTTCTAACTACGACCTACAAGAGGCCATAAGAAAGGAAGAGGCTCTGCTTATGGCTAATCACCTCTCATGGTTTGACAGAACCGTCTTAGAGTTATATCTTGACGGGTGGAGCATGGTAGAACTCGGCAAGCAGTCGGGTATCGAAGTTAACGTTCTCTACAAGTCAATCTCTAACTCTAAGAAAAAACTCCGCATTGTTATTCGTCAACGCACATCTAAGGGCTGAACGCCTCGCCACGTGCCGCGACTGCGAGCACTATGTAGAGAAGACCAAGAGCTGTGGCCCATTGGTTACGGAAGCCTTTACGGACTCTCCCTTGTGTGGGTGCTATATGCCCGCCAAGACCAAGCTGAAGGTCGCCTCATGCCCTTTGGATAAGTGGGAGGCGATTGTAACACCCGAGGACGTGGAGCAGATACGGGAGTTCCTGAACCGCAACAACGACCTAAGAAGCAAGGGCGAACTCACAGAGCTGGCCCGGAAGTTTTTGGGAGGACAAAAGGCCAGCGGATGCGCCGCCTGTAACAGAAAGCTATTACAACAACTCAAAGAACTCGTACACAATGCCGACACCCAAACCTGAAAAGACCGAGAAGATGACCGAGTTTCTCGGCCGCTGCATGGAAGACCCTACCATGACAGAAGAATATCCGAACGAGCGCCAACGAATCGCCGTGTGTGCGAAGCAATGGAGCACCCTGAACTATGACTGACAACCTTTACCTCAACGTTGGGATGCTCCACGACTTCTCCCACGACAAGAGCCTCGTCTTGCAACGCGCCCGGCGTGGTGTCAAGGCGCTCGGCTTAGAGTGGGGCGACCTCGTAAGCCGCAACCGCCGAGGGCACATCGCAGATACGCGGCACATCGTGAGCAAGTACCTCCGGGACCACGGATTCAGATACCAAGAAATCGCCCACGCCTTAGCACGCACCAACCACACCACGTCCTGCTATTCTGTGCGCCGAGCCAATGAGCTACTAAGCATTGACCGCAAGTTCAGCAACGACTACAAGAAATTTATCAACGCATGACCCTTAGAAAAGTCAAGAGGATGCTCAATGAGAGCGACGACTTCCTTGTGTTCACACGAACGGACACAGGCGAAGACGTAGCTAACTTTGGAGTATTCCACAAAGACACGGACAGTTGGGAGATACTCCTTAACCTCGCCGTGTCAGATTATCACATCAGAGAAACTTTACGCAATGTCCTCAACGCCGCAGATGCTTATCGAGACCAGCAAACTCAGGACGAGTCCGAATAACCCGCGAGCCATCCGGGAGAATAAGATGGAGCAGCTCATGCGCTCAATCGCCGAAGACCCCGAGCTTGTACACGCCCGTCCCCTCATCGTAAACGAAAATTATGAGGTCATCGCAGGCAACCAAAGACTGCGTGCCTGCGTCGCGTTAGGGTGGAAGGAGGTGCCGTGTGTCGTCGTCAACTGGGACGAGGCCAAGCAGAAGCGCGCCATGATTAAAGACAACGTGAGCGCCGGGGAATGGGACTGGGACTTGCTCGCTAACGAGTGGGACGCCGAAGAGCTCAACGATTGGGGCTTG